TTAGCTCTCTTTAGAACCTATGGTTATCGTATGATAAATGCCATTGGTTTTAAAGCGAGAGGTTATACCACTAGACTAAACTTCCTGCTCAAATTCTTTAATTATGTTCTCTATCTCAATAGAAAACATGGTTCTGAATTTGTTGTCGCATTTCTTAAGGCTGGTCAGCTTGCAATCTCTAAAAAGGTTGCTAAAACACCGGTGAAGTCATTGAGGGAAATTAATCCCGATCTGCCTTTACCACGTCTTAGTAATGGTCTACCTTATATTATACCAAAGCCCGATAGGGCTTTGATTAGATTAGGTAGAGCATCTGTTATTAGATATTGATTAACACTTTTTTCGTTATATAGAATTGTTTCTATACCGGGAAAGCTGAAATTGAATACCATAACAGACCCTTTTAAAGGTAGTGGCGAGGAACTCATAAGGTATTCTGAGACCTTTAAATTGGTTACTTCTCGTTGGCTTAAAAAAGCAAATGTAAAGTTTCCAAACTTTAAGGAGTCAAATATCTTTATGATTACCAAGTCTTCTCCTTTGTGTAGTAAATCCTTTGAGGGTTATTACTCAGACATGGTTTTAATGCCTGAGGAATTATTCCTCACTTTAAGGTCGTTTCTTGAGGAAACTAACCAGGATATGCTACGCCGGTATGTTAATTACCAAAGGGAAATATCAAAACAATTATACGAAACCTATCCGGAACTTATTCTTTCACGTTTGAAAGAGTTCGCCAAGGTCTGTTTCAAATTGAATGGTGTTTACCCTTTTGGTCAATTATCAACCAAGGAGGAGGCTGCTGGTAAGGTCCGAGTATTTGCAATGGTCGATTTCTGATCTCAGATAGCATTAAAAGGCTTGCATAATTATCTCTTTGATATATTACGGCAATTACCTAATGATGGTACCTTTGATCAGCAAGCTAGTGTAAAACGTGCTGCCCAAAAATCTATTGATAGTGGTCAAAGCTTTGGATATGATCTATCCGCTGCTACTGATCGCCTACCTTTAGATTTGCAGATAGCTGTTTTATCTAACTTGTTTTCTGAAAAGGTTGCCCAGTTATGAGCAGACCTCTTAGTGCGGAAACGAGATTATTATCTCGTGACCTCCTGAGAGTTAGAATTCATGACACATGGTAAACCTGTGGGTATGGAAAAGATTGAACCTTTCCGGTACGCCGTTGGTCAACCAATGGGTGCACTTTCTTCTTGAGCTATGCTCGCTCTCACTCACCATCTAATTGTTCAAGCTGCTTTCCTTCAAGTTCATCCTTTAAGGAGTGATACTTGATTCGAAGGCTATGAACTCTTAGGTGACGACATTGTGATCTTTGATCCAGAGGTCGCAATGAAGTATTTGAGTATTATGGGATCGCTTGGAGTTCCCATTAATACTTCAAAATCGGTGTTGGCGCGCAACGCGACAGTAGAATTTGCAAAAGTTGTGACTCATAATGGAGTGGATGTTTCCGCTCTGTCATGAAAACAGCTTTTACAAGATGCCAATTCATTAATGGGTAGAGCTAATATTGTTCAGTTCCTTCTTAAGAAGGGGCTGGGTCTTAATAACTTTAGACATTATTTAACTGGTCTTCTACGGGAAAGCAAATATTCGGTTGGTTCTCTTTCTCCTGGTTTCTTGGCGTTATTAACTATGCTAACTAATAAGAAAGTTTTTACCCTTTCTTACCTTATAGGTCTAGTTAATAATCCAAAGATCCCTTTACAATCTTGGTACGGTACCATCTTATTATCTTTACGAGAAAGTGTATTATACACAATCTTGCATCGATACTGAGTTAAAGGTGAATCTCAATTCACTCTAAGCTCTAAGATGGAAACCTTACGAAGACGTAAGGAAGCATGATTGATGGTCTTTTTACAAGGACGCATCTTAATGCTTCAGGAAAAGAAAATTCCCTCTACAATCGAAACAGGCGACGACTATTCAGATACGGATTCCCTTTCAGAGAAGACTCTCATTTATCTCTTGCCTATGTTTAAGGAGCTGGCTCCTCAAACAAAGCGAGATTTGTTTGACTTCTTCACTATGGGGATGATGTCTGATAGCATATTCGAAAAGTTAAAGACCTTCATGGAATACAATCCGCGAAGGGCTAAAACTATCGATGAGCTGCTTGAAGTAATCGAGTTATACGAGGCGATTGAATCTCATTATACAGTCCATTTAGATGATAAAAAATCTAAAAAGGACCGTAAATTGAGCTCTGAGTCACCTTTACGTGTTCTTAAACATATAATGGATCTTTCAAAAAAAGTTCCTGATTATGTAAGAGACACGACATCTAACCAGTGGTTTAGTTAAGTGGCATAGTTTGTCACATTTGTACTAAAACAAAGGATTGATCAAGTTAAGCTACTATCGTTCAACATCTAGATGATGCTCTGAATGGCCTTGCGCTGAAACGCGTGTAGAAGGTCCGAGAAATCCCTACCAAAATTGGTGGATAGTAGTGGAAAAGGTGGTTCATGTAAATTAGTAACATGACCAGTTAAACCTTACACCAACTGATTGAAGTATGTTATCAACCAGCCTCTTGAAATCAGAGAGGACTATATTAGCCCTTGATAAAAGTATTATTGGTCAGTGATGTTAAACTTAGTTTAACCAATCTCCCTGTGCCTTTAGTCAACAAGAAAACGGATATACGGTTTGAAAGAAAACCAATATCGATTCCAGTCTTTTAAAAGGTTGGAAATGGTTGATCTGACTTCTCTAACACGAGGTTAAGCTCTTTGCTTGCCCCAGTTACTAGATACTCTAATAATAGAGGATCTTAAAAGCCAGACTCAAAGGTCTAACGGTTTAGAGATAAACCTACTAATAAGGGTAGAAAAGTAAGCAGAGGAGTCATCCTCGTAAGACAACTTACTCTTCAACGATCCCCCAAAGGAAAGATCATCAAAGAGGTTGCAAGAGAACTATTCTAACGGTAGAAGATAGCAAACATTCCTTTTATGTAAAAGACGTAAGCTATTACCTATAGGTGAACCCGAAAGGGGATTCTACTAATGAGTATCCACCGAGCCATACTTGCCTTTTCTTGACCCATAAGGACCTGGAAAAAGTTATAAGGAATGAACGCCTAATGACGT